GTTTATAATGAATAGAAAAATTTTAGTTGGTCTTATCCTTATCTTTTTGGGATACACGGTTTTTGGGTTGTATTCCTGTAAGGATTCGGAGAATGATAAAACTGTTGAAGCAAGGAAATACACTTGTCCGATGCACCCCCAGATCGTTAAGGATGGTCCCGGTACCTGTCCGATCTGTGCGATGGACCTGGTTCCTGTGAATTCATCCGGAGGCAAAAGTGAGCTCTCTTTGAGCGATAGTCAGATTCAAAGATTCTGCCGCCGTTAGGGGAAAATAATTCAATCGGAATTGTGTCCGACACAAATTCTTTGACCCACGGGTTTAAGGTCGGGAGCGACCTATATAGTGTTACTGTGGTTTGATTTTTTTGTGAGTGTTTTGGTGTTTCTGTAAAGTTTTTTTATCTTTTGTAGTTCTGAAGTGTATGTGAACTGCCTTATGTATAGTGTTGGTTGTTTTATTTAAGGTTAATGTTAAAGCGGCCTTTGGGGCCGCTTGTTATATTGGTTGTTTATTATTGTTGTTTGAAGGGTGTATTATGGGTGCTAAGAGTGGTGAGTTACATCATACCCGATTGAAGTTGGCTGAGGATAAGGCTATCTTGTTGGCTAAGGTTCGGTCGGGGTTATCGGTTGATGCATCCTTGGCTATTGTTAATCGTAAGCCTGCGGTGTTGAAGGCTTGGCTTGCTGATGGCCGTTTTGCTCGTGACTTGGAGTTGGCTAGGGCTGATGGGGAGCGCGCCCTGGAGTTGGCTATTGGGGATAATAAGCAGAAGATTGATTTTGCTACGTTCTCTAAAGAGTTTTTGAATATTGAGGTTATGCCTCATCAGCAGGATTGGATTGATGTTTTGGAGGGCAATGAGCCTTCTTGGCTTCATCCTTCTATGGTGTATGAGCCTTCTAATCCTAATAGGCTTTTAATTAATGTGCCCCCTGAGCATGCTAAGTCTACGACGATTACTGTGAACTATGCCACGTATCTGATTGCTATGAATCCGAATGTGCGTATCGTTATTGTTTCTCAGACTCAGACTCGTGCGAAAGAGTTTTTGTATTCTATCAAGCAACGCCTCACTGAGGAACCTTGGGCTAAGATGCAGCAAGTGTATGGTCCTGCTGAGGGCTATAAGGCTACATCTGACCAGTGGACTGACCACCGTATCTATCTTGAACGTGAGTCAGGCGAGAAGGACCCTACGGTTCAGGCTCTTGGTATCCGTCAACAGATTTACGGCGCTCGCGCCGATGTTATCATTATTGATGACGCCGTGGGTACTACAAACGCCCACGAGTGGGAGAAGCAGATGGACTGGCTTCAAAAGATGGCTATCACTCGTCTAGGTAAGAACGGTAAACTTATTATCGTTGGTACCCGTGTGGCTAGCAATGACTTGTATCGTGAGATACGTAACCCTGATAACTGGGCTGGTGGTAGATGTCCATTTACTTACTTCTCTATGCCAGCCGTTTTAGAGTTCAAAGATAAACCTAAAGATTGGGTCACATTGTGGCCTCTCTCTGACCGCCCGTGGGATGGCGAGGAAGATACCGCAGTTGCAGATAAGAATGGTTACTTTCCTAAATGGGATGGACCGACGCTTAATGTTCGTCGAGGAGAAGTTACCCCGTCGACTTGGGCAATGGTATACCAACAGCAAGACGTGGAATCCGACTCGACGTTTCCTCTTCCTGCTGTTATGGGTTCTGTTAATCGTATGAGAAAACCTGGGCCCATTAACTATGGTGCCCCTGGCCATCCTATTGATGGTAACTGGATTACTGTTATTGGCTTCGACCCTGCTATGTCAGGAAAATCCGGATTCATTGCCTACGCTTTTGACCGCAAGACTGGCGAACGCCTAGTTCTTGACGTCTTCAATATGGCCGACTCCAGTCCACAGAAGATTAGAGAACTGTTTGAGTCTTGGATTGAACGCTATGAACCTATAGAGTTGATTGTTGAGATTAACGCCCACCAAAAGTCCTATGCCCTGGACACGGAATTAAATCAGTGGCTAGCAACGGTTGGCGTTAAAATGCGACCACACTTTACTGGTAAAAACAAATGGGATACATCTTTCGGTGTTGCCTCACTATCAGGCCTATTCGGTAGTGTGCGTGACGGTAAACACCAGGATGATAATCTTATTGAACTACCTGACTTAAGCAATGAACATATTAAAGCCTTAACTAACCAGTTAATTACCTGGAAGGCTGATACGAAGTTCCCTACTGACTGTCTTATGGCTCTATGGTTCTGCGAACTACGCGCTAAGGAACTTATTGATTCAGGTAGACGTCGAATGACACACGTACCTAACAGATTCGTAACCCCAATTGGGCGCGAACAGCAAGGCTCAGCAAATCTTAACGATTGGGCTTTCGGAAACTATTAAGGAAAATAATGGCATTATCAGTTACACAGGTTGCTAACAAGGTTCAGTCCTTGCAGCATTCATACGTTCGCCGCGATGCACGTATGCAAGATGTACTTGCCGTTCGCTCAGGTGAAATGGAGCGAATTGCTCCTGACCTATTCCCTGAAGGTTTCTCGAAACCAATGGTCGCCAACTTCATCGATGTTGTTGCACGAGACCTAGCAGAGTTGCTTGCTCCGCTACCTTCTTTTAATTGTTCCACAATTAAAGTTAACAACGATAAAGAAAAGAAGAAAGCAGACAAGCGCACCTTAATTGCACATAACTACATTTATTCATCAAGTCTTGAAACCCAAATGTACTATGCTGCAGACTGGTTCCTATCATACGCATCAATGCCATTGATTATTGAACCTGACCGTAAAGAACGCACAGTAAAGATTCGTGTAGAAAACCCAATGGGCTCATACCCTGAGTATGACCGTTTCGGTCGCTGTGTATCTTACGCTAAGGTATACAACAAAACTTTGCGTGAACTAATTATTGACTATCCACAATACGAACGTATCCTTACTGGCGGAGAAGCCCCCGAGTTTATTAACTACAATAAACAAATGGAACTTATCAAGTATCAAGACAAGGACCAAATCCTTCTCTACTTACCTGAACGCCAAAACTTCATTCTAGAACAAGCCGAAAACCCTATCGGTAAAATGCTAGTTGTTGTTCCACAATGACCAAGCGTTGACCCGACAGACCCACGTGGACAATTTGATGATGTCCTTTGGGTTCAGGTTGCTCGCGCAAGATTCTCAATGCTAGCACTTGAAGCAGTAGAGAAGTCCGTACAGGCACCACTCGTTGTACCTAACGATGTTGACGATATGAACTTCGGTCCTGACGCTATCATTCGTACTAGCCAACCACAAGGCATTCGCCGCGTTGGACTTGAATTACCTACTGGTGCATTCACTGAACAACAAATCCTGTCTAACGAAATGCGCTTAGGTTCACGCTATCCTGAAGGACGTTCAGGTACACTTGACGCTAGCATTATCACTGGACAAGGTGTACAAGCCTTGCTTGGTTCCTTTGACACACAAGTTAAAGCAGCACAACAAATTTTTGCTCAAGCATTTGAAAGAGTTATTTCACTTGCTTTTGAAATGGATGAAAAACTATTCCCAGGGAAAAAGTCTTCATCAGGTATTCATAATGGTGCGCCATACTTACTAGAATATGACCCAGCAGTTGATATTGCTGGAGACTATAGCGTTCAAGCACGCTACGGTTTAATGTCAGGTCTAGACCCATCGCGCGCACTCATCTTTTCTCTACAAGCACTGCAAGCAGGGCTGGTGTCTAAAGACTTTATTATGCGTGAACTACCTTGGTCGATGAACGTCGCCGCTGAACAAGAACGTATTGAAGTTGAAAAACTTCGAGAGATTCTTGCTAACAGTATTGCCTCGTCCGCCCAGGCACTTCCGCAAATGATAGCAACAGGTCAAGGTAATGCACCTGATTTGATTACCAAGTTTGCCGACATCATTAAGATGCGTCAACAAGGTAAACAAATTGAAGATGCAGTGAAAGAGGTTTTTCCAAAACCTGAACCACAGCCTACACCTGGGACACCACAAGTTCCTGCTGGGGTTGTAGCCCCTGGTGCACCTACACCCACAGAGGTTCCTACTCAGGGACCAGCACCTGAAGGTGCTCCCCCAGCGGGCTCTCCACCTGGAGGGTCTCCTGATATTGCAGGAATTCTTGCACGACTAACTGGAGGTTAATGTGACAACCATTCTTGGTGTCCAACATCGGAATGGTATCACCTTAGCCGCAGACTCTCAAACTACATCAAACGATAGAGCGTACCTACATCCTAATCTTGAAAAGATTACGAAGTCAGGTCCCTTAGTCATTGCTGGAGCAGGAAGTGCTCGAGTATGTGACATCGTTCAAAACACTTGGACCCCTCCACAGTTCACTAAAAATGATACGCCTTACAAATATATGATATCAAAACTGATACCATCTATGCGTGAGGCTGTTGACACTGGTGGCTACGTTGCCAAAGAAGGTGACACCTTTCAATTCTTGATAGGTGTTGCTGGACAATTGTTTGAGATTGCAGAAGACTACACTGTTCTCTGTACTGCAGATAAAGTTTACGGTATCGGGTCAGGTGGACCGTACGCGGCAGCCGCATATATGGCTTCCGCCGATATTGACCTAGCAATGAAGATTGCATTAAAACTTGACATCAATAGTGGTGGCAAGATTC